AATTCATTTAATTCATTTTTCTATATTAAAATTTTTATTTATAAAGTTGAAATAAACACAGTTATTACTATTATAAAAAGTCATTTTATCGCTTCTGGAGGTTCGCTAAAGCGAAGAATCTTCGATGCAAATTAGTTTAGAATAAAATTATTTCCAGATGCATCTTCCCACCTTCGGTGGCTGCTAAAACTAGGCATCGTCGATGCAATATTGTAAAAATAAAATAATAACAAAAATGCATCTAGAAATAATTTTATTTTAAACTAATTTGCATTGAAAATGCTTTGCGAAGCAAATCAGCGTAGCTGGGAAGAATTATTTAAAAATAAATGTATTATCATTATATTTCAGACTTTATGTGTAGACATATTTAAAAACTTTTATTGTGATTTTTTGTGTGGAATTATATTTAAGATTATATTTATTGAAAAACAAAGGTGTTTTTTGACATTAGCATCTTAAATATCGTACAAGTATGATCTTTAAATATTATTCAAATAAATATTTGTCATTATGATATTGCACCGCCCCGGCTTTGTCGAGTTCGTTTCGCGAAACTTTTCTTCGAAAAGTATTTGCTTCGCAAAGTATCTTCGATTCAAAATTATTAATTTATTTATTATATAAATATTTTCAATACACAACGAAGTTGTGTTTCGAAGCGAACCCGGCAAAACCGAGGAAGATTAGTAATAATTCAAGGGTTAATTTTCCAATTATATTTTGAGAAATAGTAAAATAATATTTGATTTTTTGAAAATATAAGTCCTATACTTACTATTAAAATCTCAAACTTTTAATTATTACAAATTAATTAAAAATTATTCCAAAATGAAATTTGATCAAAATTATAATAATATAATAAAATTTTCGCGTCAAAATAACAAAATTTATTATAATATGATTTATATCATAAAATCATATCATTTTGTCTTATTTCGCACAAATTAATTAGGTAGAAATAATTTGTTAATTACTATTATATAGTTTATGTTGTGGAATCACATGCAAGTGCTGAAATATATGTTATTTTGCAAGATAATTATTATAATAATTATAGTAAATAATTAATTTTGATATTATAAAATAATAAATAAATTAAAAATTTTTTGTTATAAAAAATTGAAATTATAAAACATTGGAATATTATAGTTAATATTAAAAATATAATAACAGGATAGTCATAATGGGTTTGGTATCATCGAATGAAATCCAAAATGAACAAACTAAGAAAAGTGAAGAGGAGATAAAGAGATTAAGTGATTATGATATTGAATATCTTGATTTAATTAAAAATAAATTTTTAAAAAATTATATACATATATCTAATATTGATAGAATATCGAACGATAAATATTTTAACTTGATGAATGAAGTACATACTGGTATTAATTTATTACTTAAATATGGAAAAATATTACAACGAGACCCCTCTTTTTTTGGTTCCGAATCTGGTATTAAAAATAATGATGATGTTAAAAAATTTATAGAATTAAAAAAAATATTGGATAATTGCTTTGAAGGTATGGTTCCAGAATTAAATGATTTTTCAAAAATGTTTAGTTCTTTTACGACTTGTTTTAATGACAAAAAAAATGATTATGAAGGATTATGCAAGTCAAATATAAAATTACTAAATGAGATAGTTATGTCATTTCGCATAATAAAAGATGCAAAGATGGGAAACGAAGATCAAAATAAAAAAGTTATGGAATTGTATGAAAATTTCGATAAATTTTTAATTAAAATTAATTCTTCATTTAATGAAGAATTAATTAAAAACTTTACTCCAAGTAAAACTGGAGACATAAGTATTGACGGATTAAGTGAAATATCGAATGTAGAAATGGCTGGTGAAATTAATAATATTGGCGTAACCAAAGTTAATTTTGATGAGGGTGATTGCCAATACATCAAATTTGATGTTTATAAATTTAATTTTGAATTATCAAATTTTAAAAAGAATTTGGATGAAATAATTGGTAGTTTTAGTTATCATAAATATCACGCTTCATAAATTTTTTTTTATCGATTATGGCTGAATAATATAAGTTTCCAATAAATCATCTTCATTTAATAATGCTTCATTTGGTCTAAAGTTTTGTGATACATTTTCTATTTTCGAATAATGATATAATGATGAGATTGGTATATTATTTTTTTCAATAATATCAGCGTCAGTAGGTTCATTTTTAGTTAATATTGTTGCTAAACCATTCTCTAATTTTATAAATAAAACAAATTTATATGTCGAAAAGGCATCTTCATATACGACAATTTTACCTTTATTAAAATTTTTACTTTCATCACGTCTAATGTTGGATATCTCTAATGTCTTAAGATAAGTACCAATTCTATTATTCATATATTGACCCATAAATTTATAAATATATGTACCAATATTTTTTTCATTAGAAGTAGTTGCTTCAGAATTTATTTTGTTAATAAGTCTTATAACTTCATCAGAAGGTCTACAACCACCATAATTAATAAAATTTTGATCAAATATATTGCTATTAATTGTAGTTTTAAACATTTCAAAAGTTTTATTGTAGTATTCATTAATTGTCATGACATTATCATTAAAAAATTCGCAGTAGATTTTATGTGACATTTGTGGATTATTTGCATTTACCATATTATTATTATTAGAAATATTTTTATAATTACTATCAATCAAAGCCAAATACCCATAATTTGGAATATAATAATCTATTCCATCAATTTTATACTTCCAATATTGTGTTGCAATTCCACTAACATTAAAATCCTTAATATAAATATTGTCTTCTGGAAAAAAATCGTTAATATAAATTTTGTTTATTTGCATAACATATAGAGCTGCCATAATTTGAAATATAATAGAAAACCAAATCTTATCAGAATAAAAACCAGTATTAATTTGCTTTTTAATATGTCCATCTATTTGATAAGTTTTTGATGCCCAACCAAATAAGTTATAATTTGGTGCTTCTGTTAAAGAAACCAAGGCTTTTCCTGAACATATTTGAGGATTTAAATTTAAATTGAAATTATCATTATCATTTTGAATGTTTGGTCTTAAATTTGGTGGTATCACATTGGCTACAAGTGGTTGTGGTTTGCAATTGTCAAAAGGATTTGGATTAATATCAGGTTCAATTTTTGAATTACTTAAACTATTAACTTTATCAAAATCAATCTTACTATTTTCACAGATATAATAACCATAAAGTATTATAAAATTTGGACATACTTTTTTCCTAAGTATACTTTCTCTAATATATTCATAAAAATAAATTTCTCTCCATTCTTCATAATCCTTAAATATTTTGAAATTTTGTCTATTTAATAAATATGAACCTTGTGACAAATTGTAAATACGCACATTCATACCAACCGAATTTTTTGCACAACCAACTGATCCTTCTCCAGGATCATGTCTAATCGGATAACAAGATCTATAAATAAGAAAATCCTTAGGTAGTCCCTTATAGGGATTATTAGAAAATTTATAAGTATTATAAGGATTTAAATCCATAAATTTCAGATGTTCCAATAAACTATCATCTCCATTTCCTCTTGAAGAATCTAAACCCATATTTTTACCATCACCATTTGGAAACATCATTGATCTCATAAAATTACTTATTGTTAATCGTTCACCAATTGTGGTGAATGTACCAACTAGTGATCTTGTTGGTAATATATCTTCATATATTAATGATAGTCTGTTATGATCACCATTGACACCATCAACATTTATGTTATAAGTTTTAACAATAGGTGTTAATGGATTATAACCTTGAAGATATTGTGGTGGAATTTGAAAATATTGTGGAGGAAAAAATGGTGAGGGATTTACAGGTGGCATAAATACAGTTGGTCCTTTAGGAGCAGCTTCTTTTGGTTTTTGAGGTTGATAGATTTGTAAGTTGACTAATTGATTTTGGGGTGGTTTAATCATGGTTTGATCAGTAAAAGCAGGTTTGGTACCTTGAGGTTGTGATATAACTGTTTCGGGATATCTTTCTGCCTTTTTCTCCATATAAATTTGTTTTTGTAAATTTGGAATAAAAGGACTATTTTTTGGCTCTTTATATAAAGGAACTATTCTTTCTTTAGCACCCCCTTTCAAAAAAAAAAATCCTTATTAGAATTAAATTTGTATTTTTTTATTTTTATATTTGAAAGATCATCTTTACCACCACCTATTTGTGGATTTTGTGTTAAAGAAACTTGTGGAATTTGTGGAATTTGTGAAATTTGCGGGATTTGTGGAATGTGCGATACTTGTGGAATTTGTGGTATTTGATTAGAAAATTGATTATTGGATAATTGACCTATGTTTTGTGGAAAAGATTGTGTTGCATCAAAACTTAATGGCTGATTTAACATATTTGATAATTTTGCCATTTGATCTGGTTGTACTAATATGGAATTACTATTTGTCGGTGGATTGGTATATAAGGAACTTAGCGGTGGTAAATTATTCATATTTCCACTTTGTAATTCAACCATTTGTTGTGGATAAGTATTTTGTTGACTTGCTAATCCTGGATAATTTAATAATTCATTGCCCATATTACCAAAACTCAAATTATTTTGAATTTGATTTTGATTTTGGTTTTGGAATCCTGGTAAGTTTTGTGGAAAAACAGCTGATCCTAATGAATTAAAACCAGTCATTTTGTTTTGATTCCCCATATTTCCTAGAAAATTCCCAATATTATTTAAATTATTATTACCAATAGCGGTTTGTTGCATTAATTGGTCTTGTAGATGTGGTGGTAATTCTCCACTATAACCTTCTGGTAAAGCACTTAATATATTGTTTTGAATAGCATTATTTATACCAGGAAATGTATTAATATTGTTATTATTATTTTTTTTGTTATTGTCTTCACTAGAACTTGAGTTGTCCTTATTATAATTCGTTTTAAGTTTACTTTTGTTTGCAATATTTGTATCACCCTCACTAAAACTATCCGAACTAGTACTAGAATATTCATTTAATGAATAATTTTTATTAGTTTTATTTGGTTTATTTTCATTATAAGATTTAGTTTCAATGTCATCTAAAACATTTCCTTCTTTATTGTTTTTAAATAATTTAATTAACATTTTTTCCGGTTCTGATCTGCTATTTTCAGTTCTTTCAGTAATAAGCTTATTATTTTTAAGATCATTATCTAATAATTCTTCTGATTTTAACTTTTTATTTTTTTTTTGTTTTGCGGATTTATTATTTAATTTGTTATTTTTTTTACTAAATATTTCATTTGAACTAGTTTCTTCAGAATCGTCTTCGTTTTGTCTACTGGGCTTATTATTTGATTTGTTAACTTTATTGTCATCTTTCTTTTTATTTTTTTTACTAAATATTTCATTTGAACTAGTTTCTTCAGAACTATTTTTAGTTTGTCTTGAAGGTTTATTATTTTTTTTATTTTGTTTAGATTTATCAAACCTACTTTCACCAGGGTAATTTTTATGTTGCCTACTAGGTTTATTTGATTTGTCTGTTTTATTTGGTTTTTTATCATCAAATTTGTTATTTTGTCTACTTGTGACTTCTTTTGGTTTATTTGTTTTGGGTTTTTTTGTATTATTTTTCTTTTTTTTTGGTTTAAAATCTTCATCTTCTGTATTTCTCATAATGTTGTAATAATTTTTTTCGATTTCATTGAAAAAATCATCTGTCGGTGCTGCATCCGACAAATCGTAAGACTTTTTATTTTTCATATATATTATATTAGAAGATGATTTTTTTTTTTTATTTTTATTAAAGTTTAAATTTCTTGCTAAAAATCTAGGGTCATTTGAAGATTCAGTTAGAGAAGCCTCATTAATGTTTTTATAAGAAATTCCATTATCACGTTTTTTAAAATTATTGATATTATTGACATCATTACTAAATGGTGTTATGGACACTTCTGAATTTTCCATATCTATAGAATTATTAATAAAATCAGAGAAGAAAATATTTTTTCTTAATATTAAACTTGGTGTAAATAAATAATTTGTTGAGGATAAAAATAAATTTTCATCAAGACCGGTAAATGTATTTTTATCTGTTGATCTTAATTTTTCGGGTAAAATTTCACTGATAAAATCAACAACTAATTTTGGCATAGTATTTTCATCAACTAAAAATAATAATGACTGAAAAAAATAATGAATATCATAATATGGATTTTCAGAAGTAAGTTCAGTATTTTTATTTTTAAGATAATCTTCCGTATAACTATATTCGAAATCCGTCATTTTTACGTCGAAATTTCCATCAGGAACATAAAAAATATCTCTACCAATTTTATATTTTGATTTGCTTTTTCGACGATCAAATAAATATACTCTAAATGCATCGAGATTTAATTTGTTATGTCTAAATCTCTTTAATCTTTCTGAAATTTTTAACAAAGTATATAATACTTGAAAAAATAAAATTTTCCAATCAATTAATTCCATATTTTTACTTTCTTTTTGTAGATATTCTCCTAATGTCATCATATCAAAAAATCGTTCAGTAATATTAATATAATAATTTGTATTAGCATTTTGATTATCAATATTTTCGTATATATTATTAAATTTGACAAGCTTATTGTGTGTAATATCTAAATTTGTAATTGGAAGTAAAACAAATCTAAATTGTTCAGATATTACAATTTCGGATAATATATAATGCATGGCCATATTTATTAATTCGCCTCTTTTCAAATCATTGAGATTCATATTATTTTTATTATACTTACCAATTGATACTGTACAATTATAATTATCAGATTTTCTTATAAAAGTCCATTTGTCATTATAAAATCCCAAATATTTGAATTTACCAGTTCCCAAAACTTTACTCAAATCAATATGTTCGATTCTTTTAATATTTTCTAATGTTATTTCATTTTTAATTATTGAAGAAACAGTATAACAATTTTTTGAAATTTTATTATAAACTTTGTCATAAAGTACAAACATACAAAAATCAATTGAAATGTATTTATTAAGATCGCTTTTCATTTGATCATTCATATAATCACAATATTATATTATATTATAATATTAAATTTATTTATTTTTTAATATTATATATTTTTAAAAAGTTTATTTAAATATATGTTAATAAAAAAATTAAATAGAAATAATGCATAATAAGCATAAATTGAAAATAAATTAGTTAGATAAAAGAAGTTAAACCAAGATTAAGTAAAAATTTTTAGTTTCATAATTATTAATTATAATGAATAAACTTATTTGTTAAAATATAAATTTAACAATTTTTTATAATATTGATTATTATTATAAAAAAATTAAATACAAATGTTCACAATTATATAAATTTCATTGATAAAAAAGATAAGATAATTAGGATGTTTCAACATGTGCAATATATTTTAATTAATATTTTGGAATTTGATACTATTATACTTTGGTTAAAAATTTTATTTTTCAAAATAAGTTTTTTGAATATAATTATTATTATTCATATAAGTCATCTTTCCGCCTCTACGACTCGCTAAAGCGAGACATCTTTGGTACATACTTATATAATAAATAAATTAATAATTTTGCATCTAATTCTTTGCGAAGCAAATCACCGTATGTGTGAAGAACTTTTGATATTTTCTAGGTGTAATACCCTGAATAATATTTTTTTTAATATTTTTTAAAGATCATATTTGTGAAATATTTAGATGCTATCATCTAAAAAATATATTTTTTTTTTAATAATTATGATTTTAATATAATTCCACACAAAAAATCATAATAAAAGGTTTTAGATATGTCTACACATAAAATTTGTAAATATAATGGCAATACTCTTATTTTAAAAAAATTTTTCCTAGTTACGCTGCTTTGCTTCGCAAAGCATCTTTGATGCATCTTCCCACTTATACTGGTTCGCTTCGAAAAGCATCTTCGATGTAAATCAGTTTAAAATAAAATTATTTCTAGATGCATTTTTGTTATTATTTATTTTTACAATATTGCATCGAAGATGGCTCGCTTTAGCGAGCCACTGAAGGTGGGAAGATGCATTCGGAAATAATTTTATTCTACACTAAGTTGCATCCAAGATGCTTCGCTTTAGAGAAGCGCCAGAGACGAGAAGATGACTTTTATGAATAATATAATTAATTAGTGTGCGAAATAACAAAATTATCTAGTTTTGTTAAATCAATATTACCATAGTAAATTTTTATGATTACAAGATTATATCATTCTGCTATTCCTCACGCAGATAATTACCAATAATAAATAATCAAAAATAAATAATTAAAAATAAATAATTTAAATAAATAAAATATTTTAGAAATATTTTGGACTTTGTCATATTTTATGAAGATATTTTTGTAATTTAATTAATTGATGCGAGAAATCACAGAATATTAGTTTTGTTAATCCACTATTACGATAGTAAATTTTTATGATTACAAAATTATACCATTCTGCTATCCCTTGCGCAGATAATTCAAATAAATAAACAAATAAATAATAAAAATAAATAATTAAAAATAAATAATTCAAAATAAATAATTTAATTTGATAATA